CTCCGGTTAGTGATGTTAGGCCTCATGCGGGCGTATGGCACAACCATCGCACCCCCTTGGGCCATCCTCCGCCGACGAGCTTTCGAACGAGCCATAAAACCTCCTTACGCGCTGAAAAACCAGCGCTAGTGAAAGAAATCAACCGTGAGGGAAGACCCCACGGACAGTTCGCTTCCGTTACCACTCGGAAGGCGACACACCGCAAAGCTCGCTAAGACGTCGTACCAGACGTGACTTGCGGAGCCCACGTAATGTGAGGAACGATTTCCCCTCATCATCGCCAGCCACGAGCGAGCAAGCCAGGGTAACTTCCGGATCACCTCTCATGATAGCCATGAGAGCCTCCTCCAGAAACCCCTCAGTCTTACCCACGAACCACAACAACAACCCCTCTGACCCTGGATGGATCAAACAGGGATCAAGTTGCTGCAGCCACCGGAAGATGTTCATCCAGCCGCGCCACCCCTTAGGAACAGGGCGCTCATGACCGGTCATCCCGATCAGTGCTCTGTTCACGGGTCTGAGACCCCTATACAAACCCTCAGTACGGAAGGCTTTATGGTGCTCCATTTTCAAGTAGCGCACCGCCACCCTCGATACCAGGTTCTTGTCAGGGTCCATTTTGATGAGCATACCCAACTCGTCCAGCATCACCTCAGAAATCGCTGACATGGACGGGACCCGATTGAAAGTAACCACGGCGTCATCACCGTTAACCAGCAACCGACTCACCGAACCGCCCACCCGCCTCGCGGCGTAATGGAACACCCAGCAATTGGCAAGGCTATCAATCCAGTTCGTGAGACCCGAACCGGACGGGACTCCACCCGTGCGCTCTTCCCCATGGCGATATTCGATGTCGCCAGGGTGAAGCCCAGGAAGGTAGATCCCCGACCGCATGAACGCTTCAGCGACGAAGCGAATCTGCGGCCCGGCTTCCCTCTCAAACCAGGATGCCATGACGTCAAACACTCGCGTGATGACCTCATTTGGCACAGATGCGTCAAAATTGGTGAAGTCAGCTGACAACACCTCTCCTGTTGCTCCGTCAAGCAGGCGAGTGACCGCAGCGTCCACGGCGTCCTGACCCTTCCAGGCACAGAACGTCTCGTGGTTACGTAAGGCATCAAAAGCCGGCCTTTGCAAGCCCTTTTCGATGCCGGTCAACACCCCACAATACATTGACAGAGCGCGCGTCTTCGCCCAGACATACGGCCCGGCTGCCTGACTCCTCGTCGTTGCGATCGAGGGGTAGTCTGACGCATCAGCCAGGGGATAACCCTCACTACGGAGTCTCTCTGACTCCAGATAGTAGAAATGGAGGTTATCCTCAAAGGACGAAGTACACCGAGGGTACCCGAAGTTGGTGCCCTTCTTGCGCAAGCAGACTGCGTCCTCCAATGGGAGGACACGCAACCGAGCTCGCGCGCGCGGCCACATCGCCGCCACCTGCTGACTAGCATAAGCTGCTGCCTGCCCGTTAACGCGGACACGGCGGGGAGCGAAGAACTTCCCGAATTTCTGCTCCAGGGAATCTCCGCCGTCTGGTCTCCTCACGGAGTACGGCAGATACCTCGAACATGATCCGAGCTTCTTCCGATGCTCCCTCTCAGCTTCCTGCAGCCAAGGTGGTGCTCGATCCAGCTCACACACACTCCACAATTCATCAGCAAGGAGACCCCGAATCAAGTCAGGGTCCTCCGCTGAGTTACCCACCAATGGGGTAACATGGTCATGGGTCTCCCCACGAGCCAATGCCGACAAGAACCGGGAGATACTCTCCCAGTCCTCGTCAGTGCATCCGAACAGGTCACTATTCATGACCATCCTCCACTTACTCAAATTACCCCCAGAAGGACAACCC